ATACTCCTTGACAACGCCTGAGCGGACGATATCTTCAATGCCAAATTCAACATGGTCGAATGAAGGCATACGGCGAGTAATGCCCATCAGTTCTTTAATACCAGTCTTTTCATGTGGCTTGTGTAGATCGGACTGGCGATAGTCTCCACAGAAAATGATCTTAGAGTTATTGCCAATGCGTGTCATGACTGTATCAATCTCTTGGAATGTCATGTTGTTGCACTCGTCAACAATGATGATTGAGTCGTTAAAGGTCATACCACGTAGAAACGAGGTGGTCGTAAACTCAACCAAGCCCTTTAACTTCAAAATCTTCCAACCATCACCACGACCAAAAAGATCGTCACAAATCTCCTGATAAGGCTGTTCATAAACTTCCGCTTTTTGTTTCTCGGTTCCTGGTAGAAAGCCCATGTCTCTGGATGGAACTACGGAGCGGATGATAACAACCTTCTTATATGTCTCGTAATGTAATACCTCCCTTAGAGCAAGATAAGATGACAGGAATGTTTTACCAGTTCCTGCATAACCATGTAGCATTAGATTAGAACCGGCTTCGTATGCGTCCCACACTCTCTCTTGGTTTACTGTTAGTGGCTGGATATGACGCAGTTCAAAGTGGTTCTTTTCTGCATGGTTTTCACCACGCTGGTTCTGCTGTTGGTTATTACGTCTATTCTTTCGTGACATATATTTACCTTTATTGTTATTGTTAGTCACATTCTCATAACAAAAAGAGGTCGATGCCTTTTTACGGGCACGACCTCTAAACTTTTTAGATGGAGGGTTCTCTGACAGGTCAAATCTCCTTTGGAATGTCCCATCTTTTAGAAGCCACAGCATCAGCATGTGGCACTGCCGCTTTGACACGGCCCAAAACGTATTTCTGAAAGTCGGCTGGAGGTTTGGTGACTCCAATGTTTACTGGATCCACCATAGTGAAGTTGCGAAGTACCTGCGATAGTTGTGGGTTGTTCTTTTCATATTCGTCACGCTCGGCAATGGTCATGGTGTTGGTATGTTCCTCACCAGTCTCTTTATTCATCCATGTATAATTAGGCATTCGCATTATCCTTTGGGTCATATGGTTTGTTATTCTTTAACCCACCATTCATATTAGCACCGAGAAAGTGTGGTGCCGATAGCAGCTTTTCTAAATGTGTGTTCTCTTCCAGATACTTATCCAGTTCTGAAATAGACATAAACTGGTCGAAACATTCACCAGTATTCTTATCACGAAAACTATATGTTGGCATCACTTACTCCAATATTCATCTTTTTTAAAGTTCCATCCAGCGGTGCTGGCGTTCTTTGATCTTGCTTGAGCCGACTTTTCAGGTGTATTGTAAGCGGCTCCTACCTTAGCTTCTTCTCTCAATTGCTTATCAGTCTGACCCATTAACTGGCGTCTGATAGCAGCAATGCGTTCCTGTCTATAAAGAATTGACTTTTGATATAGAGGAACTTCTTCTCTCGGAGTTTTAGGACTCCGAGTTTTGTGCAATTCCTCTTTTACCTTCTGTTCAAGGTATTTCAATTCTTTTTTCAGTTTATCCATGCAGGCGCCTCACGGTTCTTCCACTTGTGAAGATGTGCCTTGCCAACCTTGTAATAGTTCCGATAGTTAGCAATCGGATCATCTGATATGATGTATTTAGGATCCATGGCACTCGGCGGAGTGGTAAAAGCGGCGTTTGTCATATTGTTTGGATGATCAGCAAGCAACGTGAGTAAGCCGCTTGACTCAATCTTATGGACTTTGCCATAGCGATATGTATATTCTTTACAATGCTCGGCCATATACACCCACAAGAAAGCATAGTTACAATGCGACTCACGAGCCCAAATGGCACACGGGTGATTGACATGCGTAGCCGAATACATAGCAGTCTCACGGGCATCAGGCAGAAGCCAGCGTTTAATCTTGCGATAACGAACAGGGAAACTACCAGCAACCGGTTTATTCTCAACATACTGGATGCCGTCAAGAATACGGTGAGCGGTAGACAAGAGTTGGGCACTCTCAAGGATCATCTTGATGCAATGAGAATCGACTGCCCACTTGGCACAATTTTCAGCTTGTTCATCGATAAAAAACATATTCATACGAAACGATCCTTCATAAAGTTGGCCATATAGCAGCGGATATTCTCAGCACCAACAGGATTAGCAGAGTGAACATGATAGGTGAAGCCAATAGGCTCCAGGTCAACATTATTATCCATCACCCAATTACAGAACCACTTTGCAAAGTCATATCCTGTAAATTCGTAAGGAATAGATTTTTCTTTACCTCTGGGACCTGGCCAATTATCATCATATCGAACGTCTGCCAAATCATGATCAAACGAGATATGATATGGCATACCGTAGTTCGTAACCATCCACACAGCATCATGATAGTTACGAGCAATACGCCAATCGGGATGCAGGTCAGGATAACGCAGGTCATCCAGATAGAGTTTGTATTTCACAGGTCTCTCTTGCCTTTCCAAAATGCTACGACAACAGGGAAACGGAGTTTACCGTCATCAGTCTTGTTCTGATACCGTACCGTTACGCTTGTATAACCATAATCATTATACAACAGGTCATGCAACGTGTCAAATGATCCACGCACACCAGCAAACTGTGTCGTTCCGTCTTTCAAACGGATTTCAATCCGCTTTACAGCATCGGCCCAGTTACCTTTACCTTCTTCCATTGAGACGATTTCAAATTCATCGTCCTCAAATTCTTTATGCTTGATAAGGTTCTTGGAACGCTTACCTTCATAGATTGAGGTAGGAACACGGAGCATTTGACCCTCATATCCACTTTCGAGATATTCACCGAGCATCATTTCAATGTCATGTTCATCTTGGATATTGGTTGTCTTTACAACTTGCACAGTCGGATAGTAACGGCTTCTATAATCAAACTGATTGATAAAGCCAAGACGGTCCATAAATGTTTGTAGATGCATATTTGGAAGACCATCGACCAGATCATATACATGATACTGGATTTTCTCGTCCGACTCCTCAAGATCATCAGCAGTTGGCTTTGATTTACGAACAAGTGAGATTAATTTTTCAAAGTCACTCTTTAGTTCATGATTATACAGTTCGCCGTCCAGAACAGCATCAGGATGGCACTGAAAAAACGGCTCTAATATCTCACGAATATGAGGACAAGAAACAATCGGCTTGCCATTGCGTGACTGCATACCATCTTTGGAGATAAGGCAGCGAACGCCATCTAACTTTGGTTGTGAGTAATATGGAAACTTGTTATGCTTCTTGGCATCATACTTGTCTGCCAGCATACACTCAAAAAACTTAGCACCAAAGTAAATGGACTCACCAACAGAGGTGTGATACTTACCCTGGTTCTGCTTCTTTGTATATTCGGCTTCGACCTCTGCCTTCACCTGCTCGGCAATAGTCGTCGCATTAGAACGACCGACATTCTTAGCGGTCGGATACTGCCAACCAGAAACTACAATCTTGCCACCTTCAATACCAGAATGGGTACGATACTTTTCATTATCATACTCCATCCACCACACACGAGTTTGGCCTTTGGAGTCAATCTTGTAGAGTTTGTCGGCGTTCATTGCTTAACATCCTTCGTCGGATATGATTTCTAAACCAACATCGGGACCGAAGTTGATTTCTCTGCTAATTTGTTCTTCCCGATGTTTAACACTATCGAAGATAAAACGCAACTTGTTTTCTGTTGGCCAGAAACTTAGATAAGCGTTTTCACGATCAAATAGTTCCAGATATTCTTTCTCCGTGATAACACGATGGGAAAAGATATCTTCCGCAATATGATTCTGTGATACTTCTTCTAGTTTGTCTTGATAAGTTCCGGCTGTAATAGCGTCGGTCACATCATCAAGCGCATATTCGACTGGCTCATTGTCAGGTAGCTTAACAACATATGTGTGGCGGAATGTGGAAACAGTTTCAACAAGGACAAGTTTGGACATTATATCAACTCCGTTCGATTAAGTCAAGCAGCTTGGTGAGGAAATGTTCCTCATTGGTACACTGGCCTACGATACCTTCCCAGATAGGATCGATTCGTGCCGTATGAGCAAAGTCATGTTTAATCTTCCGCAGATTAGCCAGACGTTCATATAGCTTTTCTTTGATTTCAACCAGTGCCGTATCGGCATTTTTTGTTAGTGTGTCAGTCATTCCACCACCTCTAGTTTATCTTTGTTCACTTTCAGTTTGACAAGGGTGCCGATATCACCATGCTTAACATAGTCACGGCCACCATCAATAAAACCACCATTCAAGCCATTATAGTTGTGACGATAACGTGAATAGATTACATCATCACCAACCTGCAAGCCAGAAAACTCCTCAGTGGCAGTAATGCCATCAGTGACCATAAAATTCTGGCCATTATGATACAAGGCCATATAGTTAGAGCCTTGTGGATGGGCTTCTTCGGTGTAGAAGATAGCAACAGGAAAATTACACCATTCACCATGCTTGTTTTTAACACAAGACTCAAATACAAATTTAGCCTTATACATTTCTTCAATCTTAGCAATACCATCAGGCTTTAGAAAGGTACACTCATTATGGATTTTCATTATACACCACCATTGAATTGACAGACAAGAGAAAAGCGGTATTCAGGTGCACCAGGCGATATCTGTGCCGCTTTATGTAAGAGATAGTTATCATAAGCCACTACACGATTGGGCTTGGATGATACGGCGAGTTCGACCTCGCCATCAGAGTTACAGAATAACGTCTCACCACCATGATTGATATCCCATTCCGTAGAAAGGTAATATATCAGGGTTTTGCCCTTGTTATCAGGATGAAAGTGAGACTTAGAAAAGTAAGTAGTGAGGGTTACCCATTGACTTGTTCTTGTATGACCACCACAAAAGTTGTCAGCAATATAACGGAAGTTTTCGTTATTGAACACTCCCATCTTTTGCAGATCATCATCAGAATAGACAGACCCCAACAAGTTCAAGCCATGATCGATAAAGCCTGACGCACCGAATATGATCTTATAGAAAGACTTTTCTACAAAGGTTCTATTCTGGTGATGTTCATGAGGTGAGAATACATTATCAAAGATATGTATTTGCTCACCTGTTGAAAGTGTCCGGGTTGTCAGGTTCAATCAATCTCTCCATAATGCCATGCGTCCCAGGCGTTGCCGATACATCTGATAAACCAGTTGGACCCGAATATAAGAACACCGATGGCTAAACACACTCCCAGAAACGCCAGGAGTAATCGTGACAGGATTTCATATACGATTGTCATTGTTTAACTCCATCGATATGAGAACAACGATTGCGATATTTGTATGCGGTACAGGTACATGAATGCCGCTTGAACGGGCCAGCCGTTACGACATACTTATCATCAACCACTCTAACATTGTCAGGTACATTCGAGCGGTCGATCCAGGCCGCCAAGATATTGCGTTTATCAAGTATGCGAACCGGTGCGTCATATTCACCCGTTGTTAGACCAAACTCATTTTCAGATAGCCATGAATAATGAACGACATGGCCCATATATGTCACTTCTGACGGACAATATGCAATGCCATTAGGCTTGAATGCCGTCTTGTATAGAAACTTCATAAGGGCCATGTCACGCACTCCCAATATTAGAGCAGCTTAGAAAGATCGAGACCGTCGATGGAATCCCAGTCACGGTCAACGTTGAACGAGGTACCAACCTCACCGCTGGTACCAAACTGTTCCGTCACATCGTCAAACTCACGGACACGCTTTGCAGCCTTGGTACGATTAGCAGCAACTTCCTTTAGCTTTGCAAGATTAGCTGCCTTGATATCGGCAACAGACTTTGCAGACTTAGCAGGAGCCTTAGCAGCCTTCGGTGCAGCGACCTTCGGAGCCTTCGCAGCGACCTTAGCCTTCGCCGCTGCGGCGGCGACCTTAGCCTTAGCAGCCTTCGGAGTCTGGGCACGAAGATCAGCGGCGTTAGCCGGCTCGGCGATCACAGTATAAGAGACGACACGCCGGCCATCCTTATTGGCAGTGATAGTGAAGCCATAACGAGTATTGAGGAAGCTAACATACTTAGCGGCATAATCACCAGTGCCGACATGATCATTGATATCCTGCGGCGTTACAGTTTTACCAAGCTGGAGGACAGCGAGGGCACGGATTTCAGGACGGATACCATTAGAAGCATTAACACGGGGCATAGTTCACTCCTTTTCATCATTTAATACGGATATTATAGCACAAAGGACGGATTAGGCAAGCGAAAAGGTATGTCAACGCCTGCGACAAATTGTCGCACCCTTGAATGTAAACCGCTGACATACCCTGTTGACATTAGCGGTTGTCCTTGTAAGACAGTTCATTCATATACATGGCCTGTGACGCACCGCCAGCATAATCAAAATCCAGAGACTTGATAATACCATCGACCATATCACGGTCGACCTTGAGACGGGAACGTTGATTAACATATTCTACCACATCGCCGACATAGTAGGCGCCTGCCTCAATAGCATCACCCACAAGATCCACGATTTCATTATAAGCATCGGACATATAAGACATATTAGATACCTCCAACGAGAGTGTCAAGGACAGATTGGTCAACATCTTGAGCGGCATAGCCACGCAACCATTGATTGATATGCTTTGAAGTGGTACGGGACCACTTATGATTGGTACGGATATAACCCTGACCCGGAATAAAAGCGGCTACCGGAGTCTGATAAGAAAAGAACACCTCAATACCTTGGCCGATATCGAGTTGGGTTTGATTAGCAGCAATCGGATGGAGTTTCATGTTTACAATCCTTTCAGATTAGAGCGAGTTAAATTGATCAACAGCATCAGCCCAATCATAATCAAAATACTCATTTACTTTAGTCTGTAAAGACAAAAGAAACTCAGCAACAATGAACCCGAACACAACATTAACAGTCATGTAAGCAAAGAAACTATTCAACTTGAACAAAAGAGCGTTTTTCATGTTTACTTTCCTTTCTGATTATGTCTAATCATAACACAAAGGACGGAACAAATCAAGCGAAATCGTTTGTAAACAGGTGCGACATGATGACGCACCCATAGTCTATAGCTTTGGTAGTCTTTTGCGATTGTAGACAGACTTCTTGTCTACAATTACCTTTTGTCTACATTGAGGGCTTCGGAGTGCCTTCGCCACTGGATTTATCGTTTTGCGTTTCATCTTTCTTTCCTATCTCCAGATTGTGTAATTCGATAATGAGATGGATCGTTTGTAGTCTTAGACGATCTGCGCCAAGGCCACGCCAGGTCTCACTCTTTTCTTTTGCATCAATAAGTCGAATAAGTATCTCTCGTTCCTTATTGATAAACTCAATTTGTTTAGGCGA